TAAATAATCTTGGATATACTATAAAGACTAATGACGAACAATAACTATGAAAAGATGGTTGATATTTTTGTTTCTGGTCTCGGATGGGCGAAGAAGGGTTTTTCAGTAGAGAATTCATATAAGGCTATTCACCCAACTTATGGTCCAGAAGGAAGAGTGTATGAAGTTTGGAAAGATTTCGACGAAAATAAATATTGGGTTTTACTTAACCAAAAAGAATTGTCTGACCCAAAGGTTGCAAACAATGAAATTATTTTAGATTATTCACAACAACAAGATAATTGGATAATTGAAACTTATAGGTTGGCGCCTGATTTTTCTATTACTAAGTATTATGATGGTTATTATCCAAATATTATTAATGATGCGAGTGCATCGCTATATAATAAAGAAGAATATGAACGGCGGATGTTCTTACACCATTACTTATTTGATAATGTTCATAAGGACCAATATTTTCGTGGTGTAGATTTTGGGAATAATAAATTACAAGTGTCTCCAGACGCAGCACAAAATAGAATGAATTTTTATAAAGAGGCAATAAATCAGCATGAATTATTTTCTGAAGTAACTGGTTGTTATTTTTCAGACACAGAGGCAAATAATTATTTGGTCAATGGCGATTATAGTGATATAAAAATAATTGATGTTGGTTCTATTGAGTTGGGTCATGTTAATGAGGCAAAGAGTTTGTTTTATGATTCGTGGCCACCAAACGACGATAGGATTGTTGGGCCTGACTCAACACAGGTTTTTTTGAAACCAATATATTATAGGTAGAAATAACATGAAAAAAATATTAGTGTGTGGTGCTGGTGGGTTTATTGGAAGCCATTTGGTGAAAAGATTAAAAGAAGATGGCCATTGGGTTCGGGGTGTTGATTTAAAGCGTCCTGAGTTTTCTGAAACGGCCGCCGATGATTTTGTGGTAGGCGACCTTCGTAGGCAAAGCGTTTGCGATAAAGTGTTTGGTGATGCCTATGGATACGAAGACCCAAAGACCCATGTTTGGTATGGTGAGGTAGCAAAACCTTGGCCTTATGATGAAGTGTATCAACTTGCTGCTGATATGGGTGGTGCAGGATATATTTTTACTGGCGAGAATGATGCCGATGTTATGCATAATTCTGCTCAGATTAATTTGAACATTCTTAATAGATGTAGAGAGACCGGTGCCGGAAAAATATTTTATTCTTCTTCTGCGTGCATTTACCCAGAGTATAATCAATTAGATCCAGATAATCCAAATTGTTCAGAAGATACTGCTTATCCAGCCGAACCTGATTCTGAATATGGTTGGGAGAAATTGTTTAGTGAACGATTGTATTTTGCGTACAATAGGAATTATGGATTAGAAGTTCATGTTGCACGATTTCATAATATTTTTGGTCCAGAAGGAACATGGAAAGGCGGGAAAGAAAAAGCTCCTGCTGCAATGTGTCGAAAGGTAATGGAGGCTCCTGACCATAGTGGTATTGAGGTGTGGGGTGATGGGAAACAAACTCGTTCATTTTTGTATATTGATGAGTGTATTGATGGTGTTCAAAAATTAATGGCTTCAGATTTTAATGGACCCGTAAATATTGGTTCGGAAGAAATGATTTCAATTAACGAATTTGCTCAAATGGCCATTGACATTTCTGGTAAGACATTGGGAATTTATAATATTGAAGGTCCGCTCGGAGTGCGGGGGCGCAACTCGGACAATAAGCTAATTCAAGAAAAGTTGGGTTGGGCTCCAAGTCAACCTCTTCGTGTTGGTATGGAAATTACTTATAACTGGATTAATGAACAGGTGAAGAATGCATGAAGGCTTTAGTAGTCCCGCTCTGTAGCACGACCGTATCAGAAGAAGAGTTGCTTCGTTGTGTCGATTCTGTTGTAGACCAAGAGTATCATCCTTTCGATTGGGATATGAAAGTAGTCTGCAATACGAACGACGATGATTATTATAATGAAATTAAAGGGGCTGTCAAGGACTTTGAAGTAGTCAAGACCAAGAGCAATGGTGGTAATGGAATGGGGCATAACTCTGTTCTTGATTTATACAAGAGCCTGTATAAAAAGGAAAACTATACCCATCTGATTATGATTGATGGAGATGATTTTTATTACCCGTGTGCATTTGAATCCATTGGCGACCTTGCTCAACTTATTAATTTTGATTACCTGAGCAATATGCAAATAACCGATTCGGTAAGATGCCATGAAACACAGCAGCTACATAAAGAAGTGATTCCTGGTGTCTGGCTTCATTCGCAGTTCAATTTTCGGTCTCCAATTCCTTCTTATGTCTATTGGGACGGGCATAACTGTACCGGGGGCGAAGTGACGCTGGCCATCAGTTCGAGGGCTGTCGAATGCGATTTAAAACATTTGGAAGTTCCTAATATTCCGGACGATTTCACCCATATGCTCTGGGCCCTGAAGGCTCATGTCGAGGGGAAGTTGCTTTTTGTGAATACTGACTGCAACGATGTCTATGTTTATGACAAGACGAATCCAATCGGAACGACGAATCAACCAGAATTCGTATTCAGCCCAGACCGATGGCCTGAGGCCGAGCGGCAATTGTTACGAGGGAATACGTTTGAATGCCTGCGAGATTTCAATCGCCAACAATTGCCATGGGTAACAATACCACAAATTATGAGCCCAGAGGAAAAGATTGATTTTGTTCGGTCGAAGTTGATAAATAAAGGGCAATTCAAGAATTGGCAAGCATAGATACTTGACTTTTCTGTGTTTTTGACTATACTATAGATAACTGATTACTGGAGCGCACCGTTCGTGGCAAAAAAGAAAACTAGGCTAAGCCGAATTAGTCATATTGAAATTATGGCAATGCATGGGGAGAAGCCTTCATTTACTAATTTTGATGAGCTTACTGAGGATGAACAGAAGAAACTTCATAATCACGCCTTGAGTTGGTATCATGGTGTATACTCTTCCAAGGAAAGTAAAGAATTCCTTGAGGAGTTTGTAAAGAAGACTCGAAAGAAGTCTGATTTGGCGGCTGTGAAGTCGGTCGCATGGATTTCCCCTACATGGGGAAATGTGGCTAAAATATTTGATGACGGATACAAGTCTGATGAATTGCTTGTTCGCCTAAATACATATGTCAATAAATTGATTAAAGAAGGCGTTCCAGTTTTAGTTGAAAAGAAAAAGACTGCCAAGGCAAAGAAGAACGTTCCTGTTCTTAGTATCCAAGAAAGAGTGGCCAATCAAGTTCGTGACCTTCTTGGCGATGTTGATTTTGAGATTGATGAATTTGTGGAAGACAAGTGTAAGAAGTCTAAGTTTGAATTGTATAAGTTTTTACAAGTCAAGGAAGTAAAGGGCCCGCACACCAAGAAGATTCAAAATTATTTAGAATATATTTTGTCTGAGTTGGAAGAGTTGGTCGATGGCAAAGATGACCAGTTGAATGAGGGTTATGATTTCCTGTCAAATTCACAACAAAAGAAGTATCGCGAGTTTGTCCAGGCAATGGTTGACGACGCAGAGGCGTGGGGAAACGTCCGTAAGTCAACGCGCAAGCCGAGAACGAGAAAGATTCGTTCCGTTAATCAGAGAGTGGCTAAGGTAAAATATAAGGTTCGTGATGATAGCTTCAAGATTGTCAGTGTAACTCCTGATAAGATGGTAGAAGCAAACCAAATTTGGATTTTCAACACAAAAGACCGTTTTCTTTATAAGTATAACTCAGAGAGAGGGATAACAATAAAGGGGACGACGTTGCAAGATTTTGATGTGGCTACTTCGTTCAAGAAGAAGCTCCGAAAGCCTGATGCAATTTTGCCTGAAGTCTTGAATAGTGGTAAGGTGAAGTTGCGAAAGTTGATGGATACAATTTCTGCAAAGGAAACGAAGGTTACTGGTCGTATTAGTAAAGATATGATTATTCTTCGGGTGATTTAATAATGGTTAAGGTTGGATTCACAGGCACTCAAGAGGGAATGACTTCTCTTCAAAAGAAGTCGTTCCTGAGTGTCTGGCAAATGATTGAAGATGAGATTGGACCTATCCATGAATTTCACCATGGAGATTGTTTCGGAGCAGATTTCGAGGCTCATGGTATGGCTCGAAATGCGTTTTCTCATGTTGGTGTTGGCGTTGTTGTTATTCATCCCCCAAATGTGAATATCAAGCGGGCATTCTGTTCCAATTATTTCATCGACAATGTTAAAATTGAAAAGCCTCTTCCTTATTTGGAACGGAATACTGAGATTGTGAAGGCTTGTGATGTATTAATTGCCACACCAAAGGAGCGTGAAGAAGTTCTGCGCTCTGGAACGTGGGCAACAATTCGCCGTGTAAGAAAATACAATAAGAAACTTGCTGTGATTTTTCCTGACGGTATATGTAGAGGATTGGAATGATACTGGTAGACCTGAATCAGATTGCCATTAGTAATCTGATGGTGAGTATTAATACCTACAACAAAAATCAAGAGATAAACGAAGACTTACTTCGCCATATGGTATTGAATAGTCTTCGTGCGTACAAGGTAAAGTTTGGCGAAAAGTATGGTGACCTTGTAATTTGTTGTGATGGGCGACATTATTGGCGCCGAGATATTTTTCCATTTTATAAGGCGGGGCGAAAGAAAGACCGCGCTGTTTCGACGTTGGATTGGACTCTAATTTTTGAAACGCTAAATAAAATCAGAGACGAGATTAAGGAGTATTTTCCTTACATTGTTCTTGATGTGGACCGAGCAGAAGCCGATGATATTATTGCCGTACTGGTTCAACATGCAAGTCCATTTGACCAAAAGTTAATTTTATCTGGCGATAAAGATTTTATGCAGTTACAAAAATATAATAACGTAGACCAGTATGCTCCAATTCAGAAGAAATTTCTTCGTGCCGATAGCCCTAAGGATTTTCTGAAAGAGCATATTATTCGTGGCGACCGTGGGGATGGTATTCCTAATTGCCTTAGTTCAGATGATGTTCTAGTGAAAGGCGAACGCCAAAAATCTATTTCAAAGAAAAAGCTAGTCGGTTGGTTAGGGTCTGATCCAGAAGATTGTTTTAGTGAAAGTCAGCTTCGTGGTTATCGTAGAAATGAAAAATTGATTGACCTGGAGTTTGTTCCTGAGGATTTAAGGGAACATATTATGTTGCAGTATACTGATGCCAAGTATGGTGATAGAAGTAAGCTGTTTAATTATTTCGTAAAGAACAAGTTGAAGAACTTGATGGAAAATATACAGGAGTTTTAAATTATGCCAAATTATAGTGAAAGTTTACCTGAGCTTTTTACTCGTGTTTCTAAGGTAGAAACGAATGATGAAAAAATTGCATTGCTTCGTGGGCATAAAAATACCCAGGCGTTGCATACTATTTTACAGGGAGCATTTCATCCCGATATTGTGTGGGAGTTGCCTGAAGGGGCCCCGCCGTATAAGAAGGATGGGGGCGAGTATGGGGTAAATCCTTCTATGTTAGAACGAGAAGTACGGAAGCTGGTTTATTTTACTTCGCGTACTGGTAGATTAGTTCAGAATAAAATGAAGCGCGAAGAAATCTTTGTTAGTATGTTAGAATCAATGCATCCGAGTGAGTCGGAATTATTGATTCAGATGAAGGATAAAAGGATTGATGGATTAACAGCTCGATTGGTTTGGGAATTTATGCCTGGGCTTATTCCTGAGCCAGCTCTTGAACCGGAGCCTGTTGCTGTTAAAAAAACTAAACCAAAAAAGAAGGGAACAAAGAAAAATACCGATGGGTAAAAATAAACGGTCTAAGACTAGTAATGATTCAGACTTTGACGAAGATTATTTTGATGATTATAGGCAGGAACGTAGGCGTAGACGGGAAACTCGCCGCGAGCGACGAAAGAACAAGCGTTCAGTAGATAATGCCACTAATTCTGCGTATTATTATGCAGATGAAGTGATTGAACAATTGGAATATGAAGAAGAAGAATTTCGATATGATGAAAATTAATACTAAAGGTTTTTCGTTCCCTTATAAGGAACGAGAAAGAAAGTGGCAACATAAAAATTGCCACTATTATTGAATATAGGCGCAACTTAAATAGAGTTCCATATAGGAACGTGGATTGAACGGAGTAGCGAAAACCGTAGACTGCGGTAAGTAGTGAATGGGCGCCAGCTGGGGCCCGTGGGAGATTCGCGGAAAATTTATGGATAGCCGAGTGCCTTTACGGTGAAATTGTTGGAGTTTGGGAAGTAGTTAGCCCTTGCAAAGACGGATATAGGTCCTGCTCGGAGAGCCGGCTACTGGAGCCGTTAGTCGTTAAGTCGGGAGAGATTCTAAAGGAAGAGTCAAACTTAATATTTGTGTTGGTAGTATTCGGGTACGAATACATTGACCCTTCACGGAGTGGCTTGTGAGTTTAGAAGAAGATGCCTTGATGGTCCCTGGAATCTGGGGATAGGACGCTTATCATATAACTTGTACGGGGGGAGTACCTTCCCCCCGCGCCTTTTTAATTAATATATTATTTTGAAAGATATATTGTCATGAATTTGAAACCCTACGATAACCAATTAAGAATTCCCTCAGATGACCTTGCGGAAATGTATTTAAACAACGAACATAATACCATACCATTCAAAATGCTTATTGGTAATTGCGACATTAAAAAAGAAAATTGGATTGCCAGAAATAAAAAAAATAAGGATGTTATTATTATTTCTGCCTATAATTCCAGTAATTCTTTATTTGCCCGTTGGAAGTTGAACCGAAGTTTGTTTAAACAGATTACAATAGCAAAAAAGAATAAGCAGCATATTATATGGTTCTGTGGAGATTATACCAAGAAGGACCGCGCTCGCGTCTTGAATAGATTGTCCACTTATAGAAAATGTGCCGTTGTTTGGGAAGAAGATATGAACCAAATGTTGAAGGATGGTTATGAACGTCCAACGTTAGATGAGGGGTTTGATGATTTTACATACATTGTTTCATAAATACTATTATAAGGAGAATTTATGGACCTTACTGTATTAGAGTTTATTTTATCTGGTATGGTTATAATAGCCGCTGGTGTGAGTTATTATTGGGGGCATGACGAGGGCATTGGTGCTGGAATGGATGCCACTTTGGAAATTATGGTAAAGGAAGGACTCGTATCTCGGTTTATTACCAAAGAAGGCGACCTTGATATTTGCTCCGCAGGTGTTATGAATAATATTTGCCCAAAGTGTGGATTTAAAGATGGAGAAATTTGTGGAGAACATACCTAAGTTTAGAGATTATAATGCCATGGGTGCATGTCTTCGTAATAGCGGATTCATGCATGACCGGCGTGCGCCCAGAGGTGGAGCTCGAAACTATCATAAGGAATATTTGGAGGATGCCATGGAAGAATTGGTTTGTGATTTTTGTGGAAAGCCTTCGGAGACTCTTCGGAGGATTGCCCTTGATGACGGATATGACAGGATCACCACGAAGGTCTCTCCGAAGTATGCTTGCTCCGTCTGCTCTGCTGAGAAAGAGGACGCACGGTTAGCGCGAATCGCTGAGATGGTCTCTGAGGGTGTTTAAGGCTTCCCCCTGTGTCAGAGAGCGTCTTAGGGAGAAAAGACCCGGAGCGGGCGGCCTCCGCCGGCGAAAAAGCTGAATAGAATCAAGCACTTACATACCCAATGTGGAAAGTCTAAAAGCCCTTTAGAATCAAGGGGTTAGAGACGAAGTTTTTTCGTCGAAAGTCTTGACTTTCCGTGGAAAGCGACTATGATCTATATAGACGCTGGGGGGATTTCCAGCGCGGGAGGGCGTGCCTTCTCTGAATGATTGTGCCGAGGAATTAATCAATTCTCGGACGGGCCGATAGAATTAACGGTAAGTTCGCCCTAAATGTGATATTAGGGAAGTGGGGTTCGACTCCTCAAGGCCCAACTTTTTAAATTATGCAACTGAGCATCCGAAAAGACAAGCGACTCAAGGTTTACCTTGATGATGAACGAACCCCGCCCGATGATGGCTGGGTGTTGGTAAAGACACCGGCTCAGGCGATTGCCCTTTTGGAGACTGGTGAAGTTTCCCATCTTTCACTCGACCATGACCTTGGTGACGATGAGAATATCGGCACTGGATATGATGTAGTCCTGTGGATGGAAGAACAGGTTTTCCTCACCGAACGAGGAAATTATTATAATGCCCCGAAAAGAATAGGGCAAAATCTCACGACTCGATTTATTCCTCCGGAGAATATTACCGTTCATACGGCGAATATTTCCGCAAGGGTAAAGATGGAGCTGGGAATTAAAAAACTTCTTGGAAGGGGTTGACATGACCTCTTGCATGGGGTATGATCTCTTTAACTAAGGTAATTCTGTTCTGGGGAGGTCCCGGACAACAAATTACCATGAGCGAGGAAAACAGCAATGGCGAAGGTCAAGCAGTTTGAGCGTGTTCTGGAAGTTCTCCAGAATGCATCGCCGAAGTCAGTCAGCAAGGAAGACCTTGCGGCCGCTCTCGGCAAAGACGTGGAGATGTATCGCATTTCCACATATATCTGGGAGGTCAAGCACAAGGCTGGCGTCCCGGTTGAGGCCATCAAGGATGGTCGCAAGGTCGTGGGTTTCCGCGTGGCAGATGCCACTACGGTCCCAGCGCCCGCAACGGAGGCTGCTGAGGTCACCGAGGATGTGGTGGCTGATGCCGCGACGGCGTAGTATTTACGCCATTTCTTAGAATGGGGAGGGCGACTTTTTGTCGCTCTCCTTTTTCTGTATTTGAGGATTGATTGCCATGACAGATAATTTGATTGAATTTTATGAAGGGCGTTTGGTTGACATTGAACAAAAGATGATGTGGTGTCGGCAAGATATGGAAGCTGGAATTGACTATGATTATAGTCAGGACCTGATCGACGAACTCGACCAACAGCGGGAAGAAACTCGACTTGAATTGGCTAGCCATAAGCGGCGTATTCAAGGGCATTCTTCACGATAGGGTTATATGGGGACGTAGCCCAACGGCAGAGGCAGAAGACTTAAAATCTTCAAAGTGTGGGTTCGACTCCCACCGTCCCTACCATTTTACGAGGTAATAACATATGCTATCTTATTTATTTATATTTTGTATTGGATTAGTTTTATTGGCGCCCTTTAGTAGAAGTGCGCGCAAGATGCTGGGCGGTATTTTTACAATAACATTTGCCCTCTTTTTTGGTTGGATAATTTTTATCGCATCGTTGGGTTTGTTGTCTTGTTGGATTGATACCGCTTGTCATATTATGAATTAATATAGAGGTAATGATGTGAAGAATTTTTTGTTCAAAATTATTGGAATTGTCGCTCTGGGACTTACTGTTTTTATGTGGATAGTGTATTTTGTTACAAGATAATTCCCGCCATGGACCCTTAGCTCAATAGGTAGAGCATCGGGCTTTTAACCCGCAGGTTCTCGGTTCGATTCCGAGGGGGTCCACCATTTTACATAAATTGGTTGGATAAATAGTAGTATAATTTAACTTTATAATATAAAAGGAGATATAATTATGAAATGTAATCATTCGATACGAAAATTTGCCGTAATTGCGGCATTCACTTGTGCGAGTTTTGTGGCCACACCGGCCAATGCGGGCAATGAGTTAAAGAATGGATTTGAGGATCAGATTGGTCGTTTGTTAGCCTTGGGGGCTTTTAATGTAGGGCGTGTTGTTTTGGGTTATCAACCAGGTTATCAACCAGGTTATCGACCAGATTATCGACGCCCTTATTATAGAAATTATTATAGGGCCCGCGGTCCATATTCTCATTGTAATTATAGTGATCCTGCTGTAATGATATTTTGTATTGAGTCTGCTGCTAATCAGAGTTATCTACGTTATAGGTATCCTTGGTAGAAATGAGAAAAGGTCATTACGAAAAAGCCCGCCGTCGGGAAGATGCGTTGGAACGGGCGAAGAATTATAAACCTTCTAAAAATCCTACAGGTCTGCGCGAAAGAGTTCGCCAAGGCCTTATTTCTCTTGATGAGGCAGTTGAATTTGCCTCTGGTTATAATGATAACATTCGGGCTTGGTTGCGCCGTCGTAAGGATGCACATATAAAAGCCCCGACAAATAAACCCGAAGCGTCGAAGAAGAAGCCTCGTGGTAAGCAGAAACGAAAAGATGTTGGAAAGAATAAAAACTCTACTATATAGAATATACCTTGAACAGGTTATGATACGAACATACCATGGATTATTTTGGCAACGAAATGATGATGAAGAGTAGGTATGCCTATCTATGAATATGGTTGTAGGTATTGTGAACATACGTTTGAAGTTTGGCAAAAAATAAATTCCAGGCGAAAGCGAAAATGTCCGGAGTGCGGACGAAAAAATGCACTAAATATATTACTAGGTCTTACATCTTTTAAATTAAAGGGTGGAGGCTGGTATAAAGATGGTTATTCAAAAAACAATTCCCAAAAGGAAAATGATTAAATAAGGAGTTTAATAATGACTAGTGAAACTGTGATTGAGACTGCCGAGGTCGATATTTCTGAAGACTCAGAAGGTCTTGATTTTATTGATGAATCTGAGTCAGATAATGCCCCCGAATCTAAAGAAGATTTTTGGGCTGCATTTGAGGATGAAAAAGCAGAGTCGTTGACTACTGTTTGGGTTTGCGATGCTTCGTTTGATGTTGCAGACCAGGGATCTGCGCGAGATATTTTTGCCAGCACCACAAAAGAAAAAGTTGTGAACAGGTTATTCGCTATTATCTCGTCACCCGACTTGAAAGAGCCTTGCGACTTTGATGCTGCATCATTCACCACCAAGCAACAGGCTATTCGTGCTTTTTTTGACGGTGCCGAAGGACGTAATTTGTTTATTGGATTGGTTCCTGTTTTTTAGGAAATATTAAATATGCCATTATATTCATATGAATGTAAATCGTGTAAGAATTTTTTTGAAGATTCTTTTAGAATATCTGAAAGAGAAGTTCCTACTGAAAAGCCTTGTGAGAAATGTGATGGTGAGGTTGTTCAGGTAATTGTGGGAATGAATGTTGGGGATTCAGTTCGCCTTGGTATTACAAAGCCGAGTAGCGAATTTACTGAAGTGTTGACAAGAATTAGTGATAATAATCCTCGCAGTAAGTTGTATCAGAAACTTTCACAAGGCCATCGTAAAAAGGGATTTGATTGATGTTTATTCATAATGCTCCCGTCGAATTGCCTGACGGGAAATTGAAAACTGTATATGAAAATAGTAGACGGTTTTATCTGACGCCTGAGGGAAATAAGTATCCTTCTATTACGTCGGTTCTTGGTGCAAATCCTGAAAAGATAAAGAGTTTGCAGAAATGGCGAGACCGTGTGGGTGAGGCTGAGGCTAATAAGATTTCTCAAAAGGCTTCCCGAAGAGGAACAACTGTTCATAAAATTTGCGAAGATTATTTGAACAATGAGGAAGAATATATTAACGGAGCCATGCCTGACTCTGTGGAAATGTTTAGTTCCTTAAAGCCTATCTTGAAGCAAAGCGTAGGTAATATTTACGGGCAAGAGCTTGCATTATATTCCGACCATC